AATGCTTGAATAAATATATCCACGTTTTTTATTGTCGAGTCACTGTAGAGTATCTCCGGAGTATCTTTGCAGTGCATTAATACAGCCAGGGCTAGTGATCTTTGCCCGCAAGCTAACACGAACGCCCAAAAATGTCAAGCACCTCCGCATCAGTATTATGAGGATTGACACATAAAAAACATAAACGACCCTTATAAATACGCACAGCGCGGTTGACAATATTTCTGAGAGATCCTATACTAGAACATCACCACTCAGGAGCACATTCATGTCAGTTTCTTATAGTGTCGCACAAAAGAGTAAGTATCGCATTACTCTAGAGCTTGACGTGATGGAAGATTTTGACCCGCATCAGATTCATTGGGAAGATGTATTTGAGTTGGAACCAGCTGAGTCAGTCAGTGCTTATGTTGAAGACCTGCACATTCCTGAGCGGTGGTAACAGCCGGCCTTCTAAAGTGTCCCTCTAGTGTAGATAACAATTCTCACCAGATTATGACCCGTGAACTGATGCTGACTCTCATGAATCGTGCCGCTAATGGTAACGAACTCCTGGCACTGATTGACAGTTTTGCTGAGGAGATTCAACAGGCAGACTGATAGTCACTCAGGGGTTGGTAACATAAGCCGGCCCCATAAAGTGTCCCTCTAGTGTAAGCATGATTCAAAACTCTATGACAACCACTTTCCAGACAAATCTCACAGACACAACCTACAACGGTTGGACAAATTACGAGACCTGGAATGTTGCTCTCTGGTTGGGAAATCATCAGGGTCTTTATAACCTGGCACGCGGATTTGCTGAGCACGGTTATAAGTCTCTCAGCCATATGTTGATTGAAATGTCTCCCGAAACTCCTGACGGTGTGAAGTGGGATGATGAAGCTCTCAACATTTGTGAACTCAACGAAATGCTAGAGGAGCTTTGATTTGTTATGGGGGGTGAGTGTTATCAACACGAACAGCTGTTGACATCACTTAACCCCTCATGATAGAATGACACTTAAGACACAGTTCTTAGGGCGGGCGTTGTTGTTATGCCGCGCGGCGTGATAAAAACGCTTAACTACCCTAACCTACAGAGGTGACAAAACGCGACCTCTATTTCACTTTATTCAAAAAAATTTCTGAGATTTTTATTATGTACAAAACCACGAAGTCTGGCAAGCGTGACAAGCGTTCTGGTCCTGCAAAAACTGCAAAGCAAGCAGCAGCAAACTGTAGGCGTAAAGGCAAAAGGAGCTGAGATTCATAGAAAAAATTTCGGGGGCCAAAAATGCCCCCTTTAAGTTTTTTTGCTGAAGGTTTATAGATACTGTAAATTCAGGAGGAGTATGGTTAAAATATATCACATCTATGCAAAAAAAGAATGTCTATACAATAATCTGAGTGAATCCCAGTTTCATCATACATGGGAAGCCCTCAAGGGAATGGTTGGTTTATTACACACCGACTATACTCTTGAGGATTTGTCATATGAGGAGGTAAGTCGCCCAGAGTATTCAATTGAAGAACATTCGTATTGACAAGTCGAAGACAGAGCGTTAGCGATGTTGACACAGACTACATATTACGATAGAATTGAACTGAAGGTTATTCAAAACTATGGCTAAAGGATTTAAAGTAAAGACTGTTGCACCAAAACAACCGAAAGGTCCTGAATGGGATATTGATGCAATCAAGGAGCGGATGCGCGGTAAGGCAATTGTATTCTGTCTTCCTGGTCGTGGATGTTCATATACCTTTCTAAAGAATTTTGTACAACTGTGCTTTGATATGGTACAGAATGGTATGAGTATTCAGATCAGTCAGGATTACTCATCAATGGTTAACTTTGCACGTTGTAAGGTATTGGGTGCAAATGTTCTCCGTGGATCGAAGCAAATTCCATGGGATGGTAAACTGACATATGATTATCAGTTATGGATTGACAGTGATATTGTTTTTGATACGACCAAGTTCTGGCAGCTCTGTGATCTTGCACTTCCTGCAGAAGGTGAAGAAGAGAAGGAGATCACTGCTGGTTGGTACGCGACTGAAGATGGACACACAACCTCTGTCGCACACTGGTTAGAAGAAGATGACTTCCGTAAGAATGGTGGAGTCATGAATCACGAGACTGTCGAATCCATCAGTAAGCGCAAGAAGCCTTTTACTGTTGATTATACAGGTTTTGGTTGGGTATTGATTAAGCACGGAGTCTTTGAGAATCTGGAATACCCTTGGTTTGCTCCAAAGATGCAAGTCTTTGAGTCTGGTGAAGTTCAGGACATGTGTGGTGAGGATGTCTCATTCTGTCTTGATGCAAAGGATGCAGACTATGAAATCTGGTGCGATCCTCGTATCAGAGTCGGGCACGAGAAAACTCGTGTCATCTGAGGTTCGTTTTAATATTCTTTATGCAGGAGAGACAATCTATGAGAATCTCTCGCACGAAGAGTCTCTTGAAGTGATACAAGACCTTGCAGAAAGGTTTTATGAAAGTCCTTCAGAAGGTAAGGACATGTTTGATGCAAATTTAATCTCTATGGAGGAATGTTGAAATGGCAAGAATGTTCAGTGGTGGTAACTTTGATTTTCAAAAGGCACCGCCGAAAAAGACTCGCCAAGGCCGCTCGGTCAATACGAAATTGGCCGCGACCTCGCGTAATGGTAAAAAGAAACTCTATCGTGGACAAGGCAAAGGTTAAATAGATGAAGATATATTAATTCATCATGGCTGCACTTATTTGTAACCTCCCCTCGGTTGAGGTATGGGTTCGTAAAGAATATCTCACTGATCATCAATCAGGTCACGGTGAATTTGTAAAGGGCGTCTGGGTATCGGCAAAGTCGATTCCTGGACGTGCTTTTTATTTTGAGACGTATTTGCCCGAATATGCGGCAATGTATGACAAACTACCTATAAGCGCGTTTCTCTCGTCTCCGGCGCTTCCAGACCCCGATATGGACCTTCCTAACCTGCAGTTCTGGAACTGTATGGACTATGGTGTTGTGGCAGTTCAGAAGCAATTTATTGGCTCTATGGACTTTGAACTGTATACACGGGATTATGGCATTCAGAAGGGCACCTATGTGTGTACTCTGGACAACTATCACCAGGATCCTGATGTTGTTGACTATGCAACAAGTGAAAATCCAGCTGAACACAAGTCATCAAACCTGATTGAACTAGATAATGGACAGTATGCACTGTACCCTAACAATAGAATGCGTATTTTTGATAACAGTTTGACTCCTGTTGACCCCAAAATGCCTGATTTTAAGGTTTCAACTCAATATTATAGCGTTGAAAACGGTTATGAGCGACTCGGAATGGGTCGTGAAGACGAATATTTCTGGAAAACAGCAAAAGAAAGAGAAATTTTAAACGAAAAAGAGGAAAATGACTCCAACTAACGACTTTTTAGACAATTTAGCTAACGATCAGCACCAAAAAATGCTTCGTGAAATTGCTAACGACAAAATCACTCCAAAAAAGACTGACAAAATTAAAGAGAGCGAACTTTTTGACCCTGAGATCGAACCAGAACCACTTTTTGGTTGATAAATAATACATAATTGCTGTATTTTTGTGCCTTTAGAACGGGTAAGTCAATCTTTTAAGGATATAAGCGCAAGTTTTCAGGCAAACCCCCTGAATAATGATCTTGTAGTGCTAAAAAATGCAAATGCTATTGCACGTTCTATAAGAAATATCATTTCAACGTCTCCTGGAGAGAAATTTTTTGACCCAGATTTTGGATCAAACGTAACTAAATTGCTTTTTGAAAATATTGACGACATTAGTGCTCTTTCAATTCGTGATGAGATCGAAAATTCAATCAATAATTATGAGCCAAGGGTTCGTTTGCTATCCGTTGAAACTTTCCCAGATTATGACAATAATGCTTTTGACTGTAGATTGACTTATCGCATCATTGGCATTGATATTCCGCCACAACAATTAGAGTTTGTATTGCTACCGACAAGATAAATGTCTCTTTTAAATTTTTCTAGTCTGGATTTTGACCAGATTAAAGATACTCTCAAAAATTATTTAAAAACATACTCAAATTTCACTGATTATGATTTTGAGGGATCTAATCTGTCAACGATTATTGATGTATTAGCATATAACACTTATATTACCTCATACAACACCAATATGGTGGCAAATGAGGTGTTCATTGACAGTGCAACATTAAGAGAAAATGTTGTATCTCTTGCAAGAAATATTGGATATGTACCTAGATCTAAAAAATCATCAAGATCAACGATTAATTTCTTTGCAGATCTCTCAGATGTCACAGATCCACCAACTACACTGACCCTAAAGAAAG